CGCGTCGGCTGGCGAGCGCGGCACCCAGTGTTTCCAATTCCGGCGCTTCATTGGACGGCGCTCCAGAAGCCCCAGTAGTCGTCGTCCAAACAAATAGCGTTTTTCACCATTGGCAAAGCTGTTGCCACAGTGACAACCTGATGAGGTACATTCATCCCCTTCGGAGAGACAAACATGACTATCCCCGATCACCTGGTTCTTGATGCGTCGATGCGCTCGGCGTTTGTTGCCCTGGCCCGTCGCCTGGCGCTTGATCACGGCCTGGACCTGGACGGCCTTGCTGATGACCTGGATACGCTGGCTGATGCGCAACCTGGTGAGGTGTGGCAGGAGTCGCATCGAGACTTGGCCGACGTGCTGCGATACGTCTCTGGGCGCGCTCAAGCAGGCGAGAGCTGATCTGCTGGGCTTCTTCACGGTCCAGGCGATGGTTGAGCAGCCGGCCTGCACTGATGAGCATCAGCCGGTCGATGAGGCGCTCGGCACCTGGTGATGCGACGGTCCGGTCCACCAGCAGGAGGCTGCTCTGGTGAGCGTCGGCCAGGTGCCAGGAGATATCCGAGGTATCACCAGGGGCGCAGGCGATCAGTGCATCGAGCGCGGCGCGCCAGGTATCCATCGGGGCGGGAGTCAGGTCGATGTGCTCGACCGGCGGTTGAGTGCGAGACATGGCTGTACTCCTTTTAGGCGGCGAGCTGCTCGACGGAGAGCTTCATGCCGAGCTTCAGAGCGATTTCGTGGGAGGTGCCACGGCGGCCTTTGAACTGGCCATTGATGACCATGTAGACCTGATGGCGGGTATAGCCATTGGCCTCGGCCCAGGCTGAGATGGCCGTTCCGGCAGCGTGGAAGAGTTCCTTGACGCGCTCACCGGTGTACGGCTGGCGGGTAGGGAGCGGATACGGGACGTTCATGACGGGGTTCCTATCTGCTGAAAGATTGCGAATCAGCCAGCGCATATGCAGTGCGTTGGTGTGATCTGAGAATGGGTAAATTTCTACCCATTGTCAAGGAGTTTTATGGGTAAAAATCTACCCATTGGTGAACGTTTGTCTGATGAAAGGAAGCGGCTCGGATACAACCAGAGCGATTTTTCAGCACTGGCAGGAATCACCCGAAAAACACTATTTGGCTATGAAAGCGGGGAGAGGGCCCCGGATGCCCTGGCTCTGGCTGCTTGGGCGAAAAGCGGACTGGATGTTCTCTATGTCGTGACAGGTCAGCGCCAAGGAGTGCCCGCGCCGGCTCCTGCCCAAGAGCAGGAGGCCCCTTTAGCCCCCGACGAACGCATCCTGTTGGACAACTACCGGCACAGCCCGCCCGACGCTCAGGCCGCACTCAAGGCGACGAGCGATGCGTTCGCGCAACGTTCGAAGAAGAAAACGGGATGACGAATAAGGGGAGACAAATGGACTTCAAAGTATTGCTGGGGGCGGTGATGCTGGCGGGCCTGTCGGTGGCCGGATGCTCCACGAAAAACTATGGCCGACAGCCGGAACTGACCGATTTCGAACGGCAGACCATGAGCTGTCGCGAGATCGACTTGGAGCAGGCCAAGGTTCAGGGCTTCCTGAGCCATGTACGCGAAGAGAGCGAGTTCGACGGACGCTCGGTGCTGTCTTTCCTGGGCGACTTCGGGATCGGCAACCTGATGGAGAAGGACGCAGCGGTCGACAGTGCCAATCAGCGCCTGACCCAGTTGGCAGGTGCCAAGATGCAGCGTGGCTGCACCTATGCCTATGAGGAGCCGGCTCAACAGCCGTACGCAGCGCCTCGGGCTTATGCCCCAACTGCACCCGCGTCAGTTTCGGCTCGATCTGTCGACACCCAACTCGACGAGCTGAACCAGATGCAACTCCCTTACGAGGAGTACCAACGGCGGTATCGGGAAATCACGGGGCAATGACGAGATGATCGATCAGGAAAAGCTGGTTCAGCTTTATGCCGATGTGGAAGTACTAAAGTGTGAAGTCACCGCGCTACGTCATATCTCGATGACCTTGGCGGCTCGTCTGGTTGAGCTTGATCCCGAGCCAGGCGAACGCACCAAGTCATTGCTTGCTGTGCTTGTGCCATATGCTGAACACGCGGAGCAGCCAGCTTGCGGCGGACTGGTCAAAGCTTTCCTGCAGAGTGTTCTGGGGCTAACTGATAACGGAGTTGATCCAGCATCTGTTTTGGCACTTCGGACACTTCTAGGGAAAGATGCTGGACCTGATCGGCTAGACGCTTTAGACAAATGGCACTCGCAAGCAACCGAAGACGAGATTGCTCAAGACATTCTGCAGCTGTTCTCGAAACTGCAGCCTCGAAAAGCTCCCGATCCCGACGATCCCGGTAGCCGTTCCGAATGATTTTTCGTCGTTTCATTAGGGGCCTCACAGGTTCTCTATGGGGAGGGGCAGGCGGCTCTCTTCGGCCGGCGCAGGTTCGCCTGCGGAGCGCCATTCACAGGCGGTGAACAGAGACTTCTCCCGTACCGTGGTGATGTAGCTGAAGCGCAGCCAGCCCAGTGCATTGCCATCCGGTCCACTGAACGGTATCCAGAAATCGGCATAGCCATTCGGGAGTGGCTCCCCGAAGGCTATGCGTAGTTCCGCGCCCCTGTCGCTGCGGTGTCCAGCTTCAATCCAGACGTCTGCTCCTTCGTACCAGGACAGGTCTGGCTTTGGAGCGGGCAGCCCCAGGATGCTCCTGATCTTGTCGGGGTCACGCTGGATGAGTTGCAACAGCAGGTCTTCATGCCTGGACATGGTGGTGGTCTCCTCGGTGATGGAGACTCCATGCTGATCCACTTTCCCTTGGATTGGTTTTCGCTCCTTCCAAAATACACTCTGCTCCCCCGTGGGGATGATCGTCACACCTGCTTGCAGGTAGGACCTTCAGTCAGGCCAAGGATGGCCGCCCCATCGGGAGCATCGTTATGTCATCGCCGCAACCCCGGCGCCGCCGCGCGCCGCGTATGACCAGTTGGACGCTGGTCACCCTCGTCCTGCTGATCATCCTCGCCGCCATTCGCCCGGAGCAGCTCCAGGTCGTCACCTATAAGCTGGTCCTGGTGACGCTGGGCGCAGTGGCCGGCTACTGGATCGACCGCAGCCTGTTTCCCTACGTGGCTCGCCCGCATGAGTGCTCAGCCAACCTGGTGGTCGTGGGCGCCTGGCTGCGCCGTGGGCTGATCGTACTGGCCTGCATCCTCGGCCTGACGCTGGGGCTCTGACCATGGGCGCCCCGCAAATCATCTGGATCGTGCTGGCCGCTGTGGTCCTGGTTACGTCCTATGCGTGCGATGGCCTCACCAACGTGATCAGCTTCAAGCAGCGCGTGTTCGACGTGATCGCGATGACGGCCCTGGTGTGGTGGGGAGGCTTCTTCGGATGAAGCGCCTGCTCACCCTCGGCCTGCTGGGCCTGCTGAGCGCCTGCCAGCCGGCCTTCGCGACGGATCGCATCCCCACTGCCGCCGAGCAATACCGGCGCACCCTGGTGCGCAGCGCCCATGCCGAATGGGGCCTGTCGGCGCCGATCGCCACCTTTGCCGCACAGGTTCACCAGGAAAGCCGTTGGCGTGCTGATGCCCGCTCGCCGGTTGGTGCCCAGGGCCTGGCGCAGTTCATGCCCGGAACCGCGGAGTGGATCGCCGGCCTGTATCCGGCCGCCCTCGGCACCAATCAGCCGTTCAATCCTGGCTGGGCACTGCGCGCGCTGGTCACCTACGACCGTTGGCTCTACGACCGAAACCAGGCCTCCAGCGAGTGTGATCGCTGGGCATTCGTACTGTCCGCTTACAACGGCGGCCAGGGGTGGGTAAATCGCGACCGTAGGCTGGCCTCGGCATCCGGCGCCGACCAGCTGGCCTGGTTCGATTCCGTCGAGCGCTTCAATTCCGGGCGCTCGGCCGCCAACTTCCGCGAGAACCGCAACTACCCGCGCCTCATCCTGCTGCGCTACGAGCGGATCTATCTGCAGTGGGGCGACGGTGTGTGCGGCGAGAGGTACACCCTGTGAGACTGTCCCCCAGCATCACCCTGGCTCTGAACATTACCTACCTCGACCTAGCGCTGATCCAGCGGCTGTTCGCAGGCAGTCGCGACTTCCTACCGGCACCTGAGCTGTATTGCTCGCCAGTGCCGCGCGAGCGGCATGGTAAGTCCGGTGTGGCTCGGGCAAAACGCAAGGCGCGCAAGTACCGTCGGCAAAGGGGGCTCCATGGGCATCCTTAGTCTCCTGCGCTCCAACTGGTTCTGGACCGCGCTGATTGCGGTGCTGTACAGCGTAGCTGTAGTGATCCACGGCTCCGCAAGCTACGACCGTGGGTACGCCACCGCTCGTGCTGAAGGTGACGCAGCGCTGCTCAACCTGCAACTGCAGCATTCCAACGAGCTGGCCAAGATCGCTGAGGACAACCTCCTGCAGTTCCAACAGCAGGTCACTCGCGCGAATCAGGCGGAAGCGCGATTCCTGTCAGCCCAGGATCAGTTCACTGCCCTCCAGCAACAGCTATCGGAGCGTATCGCCCATGTCTCGACCCAATATCGGCCGGCACCAGGTGCTTCCCCTGTGCCTGCTCCTCGCTTCGTTGTCACTTGCGGCTGGCTGCGGGACTACAACCACGCCCTCGGCGCCGACCTGCCCTCCCCAGCAGCCTGCAGAACTGCCGCCAGCCCTCAAGAAACGGCCTGGCCCGCCTCCGGCGCTGACGCCGAACTACTGGAAAGCGGTGTCAGCGCGGCTGACATCCTGGCCCATGCCCGCGATTACGGGAAATGGTCTCTCACCAACCTGGCGCAACTGAATGCGCTGCTCGATGTAAACGACAAGGAAACTCACTGATGGACTTGGACTTCGTGCTGCGCGCCGGCCAGTTCGTATTCACCGCGGCGGTGGGCCTGTACTCGCTGGCTGCTGCGCGTCGTTCCAGCTCCAAGGCCGAGGCCGAGCACCTGACGAATCGGCTCTCATCCCAGGACAACCGACTTCTCACCCTGGAGCAGCAGATGCTCCACCTGCCGGACAGCCAGCAGCTGTCGGAGCTGGCCGGCGACATGAAAGCCATGCGCGCCGAGCTGTCGGGGTTGGCCAAAGCGCTGGACCCTTTGACTCGCTCGGTTGATCGCATCAATGACTACCTGCTCAGCGAGAGACGCCCATGACTAGCAACTACTCCGATTTCATCAGCCAGGACCGCCGCCTGGTGATCCTGCGCATCCTTGCGGAAATGCCGACCTACCAGGCCAATAGCTCGGTGCTGCACACCGTCCTCAGCCAGTGGGGACATGATCCCAGCCGCGACCAGGTGAAGGGCGAGTTGCGCTGGTTGGAGGAGCAGCAACTGGTGAAGATCGAGGACGTCAGCAACGGCGCAGTGCTGGTCGCGAAGCTGACTGAGCGCGGCGCCGACGTGGCCGCCGGCCGCGCCCGAGTGGACGGCGTGAAGCGTCCGGGAGCCTGACCATGGGCCGCAAGTCCAGCATCGACAAGCTGCCACCGGATGTGCGTTCGTTCATCGAGCGCTCCCTGCGCGAGAACCGCCTGACCCTGGACGAGCTGATCGAGCAGTTGCAGGAGCGCTTCCCGGGCAAGGAAAGGCCCAGCCGTTCAGCGATCGGCCGATACAAGGTCAGCTTCGACGAGATGACCCGGCGCCTGCGCGAGCAGCAGGCAATGGCCAGCCTGCTGGTGGAAGAGCTAGGCGAGAACCCAGACGAACGTGCAGGGGCGCTCTTGGTGCAATCCATCACCACCTTGACGACCCATGCGGCCTTCGCTGCGCAGAACGAGGACGAGGTCGACATCGAGGATGTCCGCAAGCTGGCTCGGGCAGCCAAGGATGTCCTGCAGGCCCGCAAAGCCAGTATGGAGGAGCGCCGCCAGATCGAGCGAGAAGCCCGCGAGAAGCTGCTCCAGGAGCAGGAGCAGCGCTTGGAAGAGCAGCGTGGCAGCGACGGGATGAGCGAGCAGCTCGAAAACCGGATCCGCGGCATCCTCCTGGGGAAAGCCTGACATGGCAATGCGCGCAACCACTGCCGAGCTGGGTAAGAGGCTCACTGCGACCAGTGCCCCGCGTAAGATCGACCTGGCCGAGGAGATGGAGCTGCTCGGCGTCGACGTGCCGCAGGAAATCTCCGAAGCCCAGCCGGCCAATGAGCCTGTCTTCCTGCCGTACCAGCAGCGCTGGTTCGAGGACGAGAGCCAGATCATGATCGCGGAGAAGTCCCGCCGTACCGGCCTGACCTGGGCTGAGGCCGGGCGCAACGTGATCAATGCCGCCAAGCCGCGGCGCCGAGGTGGCTGCAACACCTTCTACGTCGGCAGCAAGCAGGAGATGGCGTTGGAGTACATCGCCGCCTGTGCTCTGTTCGCCCGTGCTTTCAACGAGCTGGCAGAGGCCGACGTCTACGAGCAGACCTTCTGGGACGAAGGGAAGAAGGAAGAGATCCTGACCTACATGATCCGCTTCCCGAAAACGGGGCGGAAAATCCAGGCCCTGAGCAGCCGGCCGAGTAACCTGCGCGGCCTGCAGGGCGACGTGGTGATCGATGAAGCAGCGTTCCATGAGTCCCTGGAGGAGCTGCTGAAGGCCGCCCTGGCATTGACGATGTGGGGCAACAAGGTGCGCCTGATCAGCACTCACAACGGCGTCGACAACCCCTTCAACACCTACATCCAGGATGCCCGAGAGGGCCGGAAAGACTACAGCATCCACCGCATCACCCTCGATGACGCGATTGCTGAGGGACTGTACAAACGCATCTGCTACGTCACGGGCCAGGCTTGGTCACCCGAGTCCGAGAAAGCCTGGCGTGATGGTCTGTACAAGAACGCCCCCAACATCGAATCGGCCGAGGAAGAGTACGGCTGCGTCCCGAAAAAGTCCGGCGGCGCCTACCTGTCGCGGGTGCTCATCGAGCAGGCGATGGTCGCCGACCACTCGATCCGCATTTACCGCTACGAGGCGCCGGCCGGCTTCGAGAGCTGGACGCCAGAGCTGCGAGAGGCGGAGGTTCGCACCTGGTGCGAAGAGAACCTCCTGCCAGAGTTGGCCCCCCTTAGCGACCAGAACCGCCACACCTTCGGCGAGGACTTCGCGCGCCGCGGCGACCTGACCGTCTTCACGCCTTTGGCGATCTCGCCGACCCTGCGCAAGCGCGTCCCCTTCCAGGTCGAACTACGGAACCTCACCTACGAAGCCCAGCGCGACATCATGCGCTTCATCTGCGATCGCCTGCCGCGACTCAGTGGGCTGGCCTTCGACGCCACCGGCAACGGCGGCTACCTGGCCGAGCAGGCTGCGCTGAAGTACGGCGCCGGGATGGTCGACCAGGTGCAGCTCAACCTGGCCTGGTACGCCACCTGGATGCCGAAGCTCAAGGGCGAATTCGAGGCATTCAACCTGGAGATCCCGCGGCACCAGACCGAGCTGGATGACCTGCTCTCGATCAAGGTCGAGAAAGGCATCCCTGTCATCGACAAAGGCCGCACCAAGGACTTGGAGTCAGCCAGCGGCAAGGGCAAGCGTCACGGGGACGCCGCCATTTC